CAGCAAATGCATCATTGATGGCGGGTGGAGCAGTTAAACCAACATCTGAGGCCAGTGCTGTTGCAAGAGCACCTGCTGCTCCTAGAGTACCAGCGTTTTTGGCGACATCATTTAATTGTTGAATTGCCGTACCTACCGAACCTTGAGTATTCATCTGTTTGGTCGTATCTAAAAACTGCTGCATATTTGTCATACCCTGCATAACACCACCCATTAGCAACGTCTGTGCGCTTGGGGCAAATGGAGCCATAGCAGTTTGAGCAGCTCCAAAATCAGCAGCGTTTACAAATGCATCTAATGACTGCATACTTTTTTTGACTGTCTCGTTTATATTCGATGCTGAGGCATCTACCTGAGCAACCACTCCTGCAGCGTTGGTAACATCCTGAACTGCTGCTTGAGCTGTATCCATCAAAGTTTGTGTTGTAGCATCAATGGTTGCCGGCAAAGCACTAAAATCACCAGATACCATATCTGTTAGAGTTTTTAGTGTTGCGGGTAATTGAATTGCATCTTGGTGCGGGTTTGGGCCCGACCCAGCGCCAGCAGTAAGATCATCAATGATAACCTTTGCCAAATGATCTATGGTTTCAAACTGCAAAGGTATATTGATGGTAATGCCACCAGTACCTGTTTTTGTAACTACTAATCCTGCCATATTACTATTTATCTAGGATTTAGAATCATACTTGATCCTACCCAGTCCTGTTGTCGTTTATTACCGTATGTCTGTTGATATTCATACAAGTTGATGGCGTGAATACTATACACACTATCAGAAATATGCTCTTCATCAACTGGTTCTGTTTTATCGTATATGCTCAAGGCACCATCCTTTGTGTAGGACTCAACAACATATTGTTTCCTACTTATGGATACTTCTTCTACGACCCATTTAGTCATTAGAAATTCGCCGTAAAATCATACAGACTTTCTACAATGTGTCTAATAACACGATAAGGGTCTGCGTTTGATGCGGGTCGTCTATCTTCTAGATATCCTATCCAATTGTTGTTAGCAGTATGAATAGGGATACGGATACTAGCACCGCGATCACTAACGCCGTAACTAAACTTTTTAATTGATGCTGTCTCATGTTTACCTGTCAACCTCTTTTCATTATGTGAACCATACTCTTTGATGGCATCTTTGTGGTGTTTGCCAAGAACGGTACACGCATTTCGGAAGTATGTCTCACCACCTATGTCTCTCATTCTAGCGTTAGAGAAGTTGGTGTGCATACCGGAACCGTTCCAGTCACCTGTCTGTGGTTTAGGATGTAAGTTGATACTCACTCCGTGTTTCTCGGCAATACGATGTAGAATATAACGAGACATCCACAAGTCATCTGCCGCACGAATACCACTACCTAATACTTGATACTCCCACTGACCCAAAGCAACTTCTGCGTTTGTTCCAGTGATACCAATACCAGCGTTCATACACGCTTCAGCATGACGGTCAGCAATCTCGCGACCTACTACATTACTTTCACCCACACCACAATAGTAATCACCTTGTGCTCTGGGTTTACCACCTCTCGGCCATCCTAGAGGACGACCATCTTTGTACATGAAATATTCCTGTTCAAAACCAAACCACCATTCATCACTCACTAAGTTCTGGCAATGGGTTCTAGTATTTGATACATGAGGATCGCCATCTGCATCCATCACTTCACACATAACATAAGACCCTTCTAATCCAGCAGCAGCCCGTGATCGGGTTGCATCGGGACGAATACGGTCAATGGTACGATACTCAGCAACTGGAAGTAGAATACAATCTGAACTATCTCCTGTTGCCTGTTGTGTAGATGATCCATCAAACGACCACGGATCAGCATATTCATCAAACTTTACTTTACTTCTCAGCGACTGTGTAGGTTTGTAACCGTCAAGCCAAACATATTCAAATTTATTCATGTTCCTACCTTCTTTATGTATTTCCAATATTCGGATTCGTTTGGCCAGTATTCATTTCTCATACGATACCATTGCCAATCTTCATCACTACTTTCAGCTAACCAACCTTGTCTGCTGTCATGCATAACAACTTTGACTGCTCGGTGTTCTCCGGTTGTTTCGTTTTCTAGGACGATATGTTGTCCTCTACGATACACAATACCTTTCTCACCCAAATTTTTTATGTTCTTTTTCATTCTATCGTTTGAAATCCTCTATCATCCAGAGAATAAACAATGCGCTTAATGCCAAAGTCTGTAATAGCGCCCATACAGCCATCGCATGGAGCAGAAAGTCCAGGTATGAATCCACGTTTTCTATCTCTCTTTTTTACTCTACTAATGTATATAGTTGCTTTGGATAAATCATCTACTGATACTCTTTTCAAACTATTTTTGATAGCATCTATCTCTGCATGAATATGTATATTGTATTCTGTTATACCGTATTTGGCCTGTAGTGGATGGGTCTTGTAAGAATTACGACCCAATCCAACTACAGTATTGCCAATTACAATTGCCGATGCGATCCTTGCGTTACTAACAGGGAGAACATCTTGGGCAACCTTAGAGACAAGATCAATGTACTTCTGATCCTTCTTCTCTTGCACGGCCTAACTCTCCCCGCCAGTTCTTATTGCGATACTTCTTCTGTCCGTATCGGGAAGACAACTCATTACTGAGTTCTTGAAGTTTGGGCATACAAACATCGTTTGCCCACCTTTGAAGCTCGGCATTGTCGTGCTCCAATTTACGAACACGCCCTTCGGACTGTTCTAGTTTGTAGGAAAGATGAGCGATCCTACGTTTCGCTTCGTCAATATATGACTCTTTAGTTGCTTCTGTCATAACATCAGCTCCTTAACTAAACTTAATGTTTTCATTCTAAATGCTCTAGCATCTATCTCTAAAAACGGCTCATACTTCTCAATCAAAAGACTAACCTTGGGCCAGATGTAAGTTTCACTAATCTTTGCGTCAAACTTTTCTCTGTAATGTAATACTTTTTCTAGAATAACTAATGTTTCTAGACTAACCTTCTTACCAAGATACGCCTTCACCAATTTTGGATGAGTTCCTTCACCCACTCTAAATAGTATATCAAAATCCTCTACTAATGTCAAGAGTTTTTCGATATCATTTTGATAAACATATTCTAAACTTTGGTTCACCTTCTTGTGTTCTAACCAATTAGTTTTATCAAAATCTCCTATCCACTTCTTGCCACGAATAAAGTTAGCAAGATAGTAATCTAAAATTTGGGGGTCTGATAGTTTGGTAGACAACTTAACAAATTTGAATTTGTCTTTTCTTTTATCAAACGATGCGGCAGATGCAGAAGTTTTACCACCATACTTAAAATAATCATATTTGCCTTCAAAGTGCAATTTCAGTGCTAGGTATGATTGATAAGTTTCTACTGGTGTCATTAGACTCAAAACAACGAACTCGTTTTGGGTAAGTAATTTAGTGCCTCAGCATCAAACTGTATTTTCTCACGCATGGTTTTATCCATCCATCGTGTACAAGCATGAGCTTCTAATTGGTTCTGTTCGCAATAAAAGATTATTGCTTCTAGGTGGGTTAGTCGTTTTTCTCTGACTAAATCTTCTATGATGGTTGTAAATCTTTTTGGAGTTATTTTTTGTGTCATAATAATATAAGGGGAACGAGCCTATCTCTGGTTCAGCCGTTCGATCAGTTGTGGCGTCCGAGGCAGAGACCACATTTGTTTTCGATCATAACTTTTAATGGGCCCTTTGGTTAACAAGGCGGTGCCCATACCCCGTCAGGGACTACGCTGCTAGCGCATACTCCTGATGGTAGAAGTCGTCATTGGCTTCTGTAGTGCGCAGACTGTACCTCTTATAAATTTCCATTGCCAGTCGATCCTGTTTCATCCCCGTTATTCTTTCGTTCCCGTTCGGGTGGGACTTTACCGTAACCTACGGTTCGGGCCCAATCCCTTTCGGAGAAGCACCAATCACTTGAATGTGTCCGTTCTAGTTCGTTCATCCAACCTTTCAGTTCTTCAGTATTGGTGGAGATGGCCGGCACTGCCCCGGCGTCCTGTTCAACTTCCTGTTTATCGTCAACGGTGTTGTCCACGAAAGTTATTTATTAAAACGATAAGTTTAGAGAAACGCCAGCAGTGGCATCTCCACGTTCCCAATCGGTGTCAAATGGTACAGTAATGTTTGGTGTGATTGTTACGTTGTCGGCAACATTCCAAGCATAACCAAAACTTAGGTCTGAACCAGAGTACTCAGTATCATCAATATCAAACTTGAAGGTGGAACTAGCGTCAATACCGGCGATGCCGTAAGAGACTTTCATCTCACCATCAAATTCTGAATCAGTAACATTCCAATCAACAGAAGGAGCAATATTCATACCCCACATATCCATTGATGTGTCGATACCAACTACATTGTCATCATCAGCGTGATGATCTAGAGATACGGAACCGGATAGACCGCCCATAAGCGATGTGGCATATCCAATACCAATATCTACAGTATCACTATTTTTTAAACTGATTGCGCCTACCCCAACGGATGTTTCACCGCCGTCTTGGTCGTAACCAACTGATACACCACCGGCGCTGACTGTCATGTCATGCTTCCAATCTGTATCTGCAGCAGAGGCTGCTAATGGTAGAGCACAAAATAGTGCGATTAATGTCTTATTCATAACTTCTCCTATATGTTGTAAAAAGACGACAACTGTTGTTAAGTTGTCATTGTTATTTATCGAACTAAGAATCCCTGACGGGGTCTAGACAACTGACCATCACAGTTATTTTCTGCCTCGACATATTCATAGCCTTCTAACTCTCTGTTATCATCCCATACCGGGATCATTTCATCATATTGCATAGGGTTTGAATTTGGTCTTAGATGTACTTCGATTATTCTATCGTCAATCGCCTCTACATTGATACGACCGACATCAGATAACTCCACAAAGAAATGTGGCAGTTCTAATTCGTAGTCATCTTTTTCCCATTTACTAAATGTTGTCAAATCCTCTTTATGTCCAATATGTGATGCCACTTTTCTCCACAGTGGCGGTGCCATAACGTGAAAGGTGTAATCTATTGTTCTATGTGTACCTTCAAAATACTCACACCAAAAATAACCAGGCTGAATATCATCAACTGTATTTGGGTGTAGTTCGGTCACATAGGTTCCTAGACCCATACCTCTCAAATTATAAATCGGTCTTACAATATATTTTCCTGATTTAGAAACTGGAACACTTGCAGGCCCACACTCATAACCTAACCGTTCTGCTAACCATAGTTTGTTAAACCATATATGGTGTTGTGGATATTTTAACCATGCATCATTGCAGTCGAACATTAGGCAGCTGCCAGTTTCAACCTATCCATAGCATTAGTATAAAATTCATCCATCAGTTCTTCAAGTCGATCAGTGTAGTCGGCAACCTTCTTCTGGAAAATTTCTACTTCGCCAGCTTCAGATACCATAACGATTGCCAAATCATCAATGAGTTCTCCGGTATGTTCAGTGTACATATCGGCATAGGCAGAACATTGAGTATAGTAATCAGTGTTCCATTCATCCTTCTTCATTGTCGTGGCAGTTTTCCAATCTACTACTGTTGGTTTGCCATCAAACATAGCAATCAAGTCACATCGGCCTGCTACTTTATGTTTAGGTGAATACATTGTTTGTTCCATCAAAAATATATCACCGATACGTTCATCAATAACTTTCTTTACTTGACCAAACAAAGCCCAAGCAAGAAAGTTTGATGTCTTATGTTTTTCTTGAGCACTCTCATCAAGTTTATCTACAAGATAGTCCTCACAGATATGGTGGAATACTGTACCACGATTTGCAGCTTTGCGAGAAATAATATTCGCCTGCTGTTCACCAATCCTATCACGCCATTTCTGTAACCCTTCCTTCTTGTCAGGTTGTGAACCTAGTACGGAAGTAATAGAAGGATACTTATCACCATCAGGTACTTCGTAAAATCTCATGCCAGATATGTTATGTGTAGGCAGTTCAGGCCATTCTGGACCTTCGTAAATAAATTTTCTCATAATATATAACTCAAGTTTTATGCGGTGTCTCGGACACCCATATTTTGTTTGGCGATTAGATAACTTCTTACCAAACCACTTCGGATGATATCGCCGATACCGAAAGTGATAACTGAAAACTCCTCCATATCTTCTAGGATATTGGAGAACTGTCGGTAACCATCTCGGTCACCGTTATTCTTTTTTAGGTCAGTTTGTGCATCATCACCAGAGAACATCACTTTGGAGTCTTGTCCTGTTCGTGTGATGATAGTATCTAGTTCATGGAACAACATATTCTGTGCCTCGTCCACAATAATAATAGAACGGTCGAATGTCTGTCCGCGCAGGAACGATGTAGAATAGAATTCTAAACTACCTTGACCTACTAACTTATCATACAGCATTTGAAACTCTTGTTCGTTAGGCATCTGGAATAGATACCGAACAAGAATACGATATGGG